CCTATTCAAGACCCAACAGAAATAGAAGTTGAGATTGTGATGGAATGTTTAGATCCTACTTGTGATGGTGTAAATAGAAAAGGTTGTTGTATACCTGGAGATAAGCCTAAACTTGACTCATCAGGAAATTTAATACTTAAAAAGATTTGATATGGACTTTGGATTAGGATTATTTATAGGCATGTTTATCATGTGGGTTATAGCAATGAAATTAAAAGCTGAATGGAAAAGAGACCTTGAAAAGCTCAAGGATTATGAAACACTTGAAGAAGCTAAAAAGTATGCTGAATTATCTTATTATGGGGATGAAGTGGATGCTTTTATAGCAGGTGCTAATTACCAAGCTGAAAGAATGTATAGTGAGGAAAATATGATTTTATATTCTGACTACGTTCTTATGTGTTCAGCAGAAAAAACTTTAAAGCTACCATTACAGCCAAAAGAATGGTATGAACAATTTAAAAAGAAATAAGATGAATAAAAATTATGAAAGAGCTTTGTATTTTTTTGCAGGAATAGGAGCTTGGAATTTAATAATGTATATACTAAACCTATAAATATGAAAGGAGAAATCAGAAAAAACGGAGAATTAAAAATAATATTATCTCATGAAGATGATATGGATAAAGCTGCATTAGAAGCTTTAATAAAAACTGGAGATATTAAAGGAACATTGATTATATCACAAGAACAAGCTGTTAAATTTGATGTGCCAATTGGAAGTGTAATATTAACTAATAAACTAAATAATAATGACTAAAGAAAGAAACACATTAGGACAATTCTTAAAAGGTTTAATGCCTTGGAATAAAAACAAAAAAGGTATTCATTTATCTCCAGACACTGAATTTAAATCAGGTGAAGATCATACTGGAGAAAATCATCCATCATGGAATGGTGGAGAGCAAACTCCAAAAAATGATTGTACTCATGTATGGACAGGAACTAATGAAAGAGTTAGAAAGCCAAGAATGATATATCAAGAAGCTCACGGGCCAATCCCTGCAGGTCATGTAATTTATCATATAGATGGTAATAAAAGAAATGATGATCCAAGTAACTTAGAAGCTATTAGTAGAGGAGAGTTAATGCAACGAAATGCTAATGAAGCTAGAGAACTTAAAAAAGATGATGATGAAAATAATTAAAAATTTAATACTTGCTATAGTATGTACAGTATCTAGTATAGCATGTAGTGCTCAATTTTATATGCATGCATCTACAGCACAAATTGGTACATGGTCCGTATCAGCAGATGATTGGATATGGGAAGAACCCGCAAACTGCAATATTGCTATTAAAATCAAAGGTAATTTAATTAAAGTTAAGGATAAAGCAGATTCTTACTATATTACTTATGATATAATATCAGAAGAAGATAATGAAGCCATATGGGAAGCATTAGATGAACAAGAAAAACCTTGTAATGTTGTAATAACCGTTGTAGATGAGATAGATTATCTTATTATAGTTTATCCGCAAATATGTTTTAGGTATCAAACTATAAATGACTAAACATGACTGAAGAAGAATTAATTGAAGAAGGTTTTGAACGGATTGATGTTCCAATAGAAGAAAGTGGTGATGAAGAAGATTACTATTACTATAGATATTCATTAGGTAGTGGCCTTAGTTTGTATAGTTCAGAGAATACTGATTCACCAAAAAATAAATGGAGAGTAACTTTTGATGAATTTACAGATAATATTATAGATATTGAAGATGTGCAAATTTTATTAGCCTTATTTAAAAAATGGAAAATAACTTAAACTTAAAAAATGTATACTGCTAAACTTAAAAAAGTTAATGGTAAGCTTTCACAACCGGATAAGAATAAAATCTTATATGATGCATTTGTGAAAGCTTTACCAGAAGGCTCAGAAGTAGAATTATTTATGAATGTGATAACAGATGGAGGATCTTTAGCTCAAATATCTAAAGTTCACACATGTATAAGAATGTTAGCTCAAGAATCCGGATATTCTTTTGAAGAGATGAAACAACTCATTAAAGAAAGATCCGGATTATGTCTAGTATTTACAGAAGGAGATACTCAACAAGAGATATGTAAATCTTTTGGAGAATGTACTAAAGATGAATTATCTATGAGTATACAAGCTTGTATTGAAATTGGAGAAATGTATAATATTAATCTAGGGTAGGAGCTACAAAGCCTTCATCCCCAGGTTCTAATATTTCTTTCTCTTCATATGCATCTTGTTCTTTTGCTACTTTTTCAATTTCAGCAAGTAATAAAGTAATAGTATAAAATGATCTTTCTAATTCATTCATATTTTCATACTTACCTGTCATGATTGTTTTAAGAGATTCTTCTCTTTTTACATCATCAGTTTCTTGTTGAAATAAGTAATATAATGTTTTTTTAAGCATAATATAATATGCTTTATTAACTTTGACATCCAATAAAATGTCTTCTTTTAATTCTTTAACTTTTACTGCCATACCACAAATATATAAAAAAATGAAACAAGAATTAAATATTGAAGAAATAAAAGAAAAAATTTATGCTAAATTAGAACCCTCTGGGTGGGCTATTAAACTTAGAGGGTTTATATTTAGTAAAGAATTTGATGATATAATTAAAAAGTTAATTAAACAGACTCAAGACGGTAAAAGATTTACACCAACACTTAAAAATTGGTTTAGAGCTTTTGAAGAATGTCCTATTACGGAACTTAAAGTTGTTATAGTAGCAGCTGATCCATATCCGGGATTACATCAAGCGGATGGAATTCCGTTTAGTTTAAGCACATCATCAGAAAAACCTCAAGTTTTATCTTATTTACTTGATGCAATAGATAAAACTGTATATGATAATAATAATCAAGTTGGTAGAGATACAGATCTCAAAAGATGGAGTAATCAAGGAATACTCTTACTTAACTCAGCTTTGACAACAACTATAGGTAAACCGGGTCAGCATTTTGCAATCTGGCAAACTTTTTTAGCTTACTTATTTGATTACTTAACATGGAATTGTCCAGGTTTAGTATACATTTATATGGGTAAGACTGCTCAGCAATGGGCAGATGCTGTAAATGATAACAATTACAAATTTATGATTACTCATCCTGCACTCATGTTATTTAATAATGACACTGAATGGGATTGCGGAGATGTATTTAAGAAAACTACAGACTTAATACAAAAAAATTATAATTATCTTATACAGTGGTAAAATGAATGAAATTTTTAACAAATTACTAAAAGCAGGTATGACACCTAATGCTTTTTATTATCTGCATAGCTTACATCATAATATAGTACCTAACAAATTTATTAATGCATCAATTGAATGTGCTAAACTACAAAATGATGAATGGCTTACTGAAACTAAAGCTTTAACTCAAAAAGCTAAAGATCTTGTAAATCAAATAGATAAGTACTTTACAGTGAGTAAAGCTAAAACATCCGTTACAGTAATGGGTGAAAATTATATGGAAAATATTGAACAATATTTAAGTATTTTTCCTAACTTTAAACTCCCAAGTGGTAAACCCGCTAGGTGCAGTCCCAAAAATATAGAAACAGGTTTTAGATGGTTTTTTAATAATCATAATTATACTTGGGCTACTATATTTGAGGCAACAGCAAGATATGTGAATGAATTTGAAATGAGTGGCTGGAAATATATGAGAACTTCTCAATATTTTATTAGAAAACAGAGTTCTGTAGAAAGAAGTTTTGATTCTGAATTAGCTAATTATTGCAACATGATAGAAAATGGATTACAAGAAGATGATTTTAAATTTAGAGAAAATATTGTATGATTAAATTTAAATTACTCATAATAGCTTTAGTCGGTAGTGTCTTAAGCTATTATATTATCAATCTCTTTTTATTTCCTATTAATATTTTACAATACATTGGTATTGAAGTTGTTATTTCAATATTTCATGCTATGTTTAATAAAATTAAAGTAGAAATAAATACTAATTAAACAATACTTCATGAGTGATGCAAAAAAAACTGTTCCTGTAGAGTGGAAGAGTCAAAAGGAGGGCTTTCAAGATTCACTACACTACCTAAAAGGTAGAAAAATTGGTGCAATTAGAAGTTTAGCTACTCCTTGGCCTAAATTTAATGATGCATTAACAGATGGAATTGAATGGAATACAATGATTGTAATTGGAGGTAGACCCGCAAGTGGTAAAACTTTAATTGCAGAACAAATCATAAGAGAAGCTTTTGTATTAAACCCGACTGAAAATTTTAGAGTATTACAATTTCAATTTGAAATGCTTGCAAGATCTTCAGCTATTAGGGAATACTCTAGTGCTATAGGACGTTCCTATAAATACTTATGTAGTGCTGATGGCAAATTATCTGATGAAGACTTAAAAAGATGTTATGAATATGCTAAAGAGAAGGTTAAACACCCTATTGATATAGTAGAAACACCATGCACAATTGATGATTTTAAAAGAATAATACATAATTATATGAATTTACATTCAGAAGTATCTGATGAACTTGTAAAAACATATACAAAAACTTTAATAACTATAGATCATTCATTATTATTTAAAAAAGCTGCCTATGAGAGAGAGAAACATGATACATTAAACAATTTAGGGGAAGCCCTAACAGAACTTAAAAGGATTTATCCAATAACATTTATAGTATTAAGTCAATTGAATAGGAATATTGATCATCCTGATAGATCTGAAGACGGTAAATACGGAAACTACGTGCTAGAATCTGATATTTTTGGTGCTGATGCACTTCTTCAACATGCAGACACTGTAATAGGTATCAATAGACCTGGTAAACAAAAGATAAGATTTTATGGGCCAGATAGATTTATAATAGAAGATGAAAGAGTGATGGTATTACATTTTTTAAAATGTAGGAATGGAGATACCCGTTTAAGCTTTTTCAAAGCTGAATTTGAGAGAATGAGAATTGTAGAGATGGCAACACCTCCGCAACAAGAAAAAAGAATAGGAACTAAATAATTTAAAATGAGTTTATCAACTAAAGATCCTGTGAATAGAAAAGAAAAAACTGAACAACTATTCAAGGAACATGAACATAAATTTAAGATTTTAGATATTAATAACCCTTTGTTTATACCAAAATGTGCTTATAAACCATATGGTAAAACAGAATATATGCTTGGATTTTTTCCAAGTGAATTAAAAAGAGGTGAAGATATCTATACTGAATTTGTAAGTATAGAACTTGATTCTGAAGATACTACACGTACCTTATATAAATGGAGATACAATCCCCATTATGAAACAGAATATGAGACAACAGAACCCAATGCTAAAGGAGATGTAAGATATCTCATCCCAGTAGCTGAATTGATTAAGATTGAAATTAAAGCAGATCCACTAAATGAAGAGTCTGATAAATTTCCTGATTTTACAGAATTGATGAACACAGATGAGGATGCTCCTCTATCTATGTTAACAATTAGAGATCTTGCAGCTATTATGTTGCAAAAACCGGTGAGTCAAAAAGAATGGTTAAATAAAATTATTAATAAATCATGAGTTTGATACTACCAACAGGATTAATTGCTCCAACAGAAATTAATCCTAAAAACCTTATTATATTTTCAAAACCAAAGATTGGTAAAACAAGTTTACTAGCTACATTAGACAAATGTCTTCTATTAGATTTAGAAGGTGGTTCTAATTATGTTAGTGCAATGAAAGTCCAAGCTAACTCTTTTGAAGAAATTAAAGAAATAGGTAAAGCTATTAAAGAAGCAGGGTATCCCTATAAATATGTAGCAGTTGACACTATTACAGCTTTAGAAGAGATGATTGTACCTTATGCTGAAATACTATACTCCAAAAGCCCTAAACGTCCTTGGGGCATATAGCAGTGATGTTATATGAAAATCTCTTTAATTGCTGGGAACACTTAATTCATATGGGTAAATTTTATTATATGGGAAATTTTTACTATATTGTATAATAAATAAGATACATATGAAAAGTCAATCAGCAGCCAAGCTTTATAAATATTCAGCATTAGATAATAAACTAATTGGAAAAACTTTTAATAATATAGAAGTTTTAAGTTTATCACATGTAGAAAAAAGTAGAAGATTTTATGATATAAAATGTTTAAGATGTAATAACTTATCATATATGAGAGGTGATAGATTTACAGGAACTCAAAAATTAAATACATGTAGAAAATGCAGACAAGAAAATGCAATTCTTACAAGTAAAAAAAGAGCGACTCCTGAATCAGTTTATTCAAGTTTATATGCTCAATGTAGAAAAGGAGCATCAGCTAGAAATATTACATTTTTAATTTCTTTAGAAGAATTTAAAAAAATTATTACAAAAGATTGTTATTATTGTGGAGTAGAACCTAGATTATCTAGTACATCTAAAAGATATAACAAAACAACAACGCAAATAAAACATAATGGTGTAGATAGATTTGACAATACTATAGGATATGTTTTAAATAATTGTGTGCCTTGTTGTAAATTTTGTAATCATATGAAAAGAGACTATACTAAAGATGATTTTTTAAATCATATTAAGAAAATTTTTGTTTATAATGAAGGTTCAACGACTATCCCGTAAGGGAGTACATCACAAGCTAATGGTGATGGAAATAGGAGAGTTCTCACTAGAGAACGTGATATAGTCTAATCTGTATAGAAATATGCAGCAGTTCATAAGAGAACGTATTAAGTATTGCAAACTTAATAGAATATAAATGATGGGTAAAAATTGGTTTAAAGAAGAAGATGGTGGTAAATTAAAATACGGTACTATATTAGGTTTACCTGATGGTGCGGGTTATTATTGGACAAGACAAGCTTTTACTAAAGTTCTTGACTATATATTAACTTGGGCTCCTCATGTAATCTTTTTAGGTCACGTAAAAGATACCTTATTAGAAAAAGCTGGTG